AGTTAAAACTGTGGTCCGCAAAGCAAGCAAGCCCTGCATGGCTGCGCTCTCCTCTTGTAGTAAGGTTTGAATTTCCTGCAAGCCAGTTACAACTGCCATAACTGCTTGGAGTTTAACCATTGTTTTGGTTAGGTTCTCACTCTCTACACCCATTAAAGCAGTGGCGCCTTCTACTACTGAATACGCCCCAGCGACCGCCTGCACTGTTCCTATAACAGCGTCTAGCCTTCTAGTGTCACTAGCAAAGTAGGACACCTCAGCGCGGGCGTCGCCTATGCTGTCTTTAATTCTACCCGCTTGCTTTATAATGTCATTAGCTACATTTTGAAACTCTGGCCCCAAGGCTCTAGCCTCCATGGCTAAGTTGGTTAACTGCCTAACAGTTCCAGCCGTTGGGTTCTTAGTTGAAATTGCAGCCAGTTTCTTTTCTATTTCGGTTGCAGCCTTTGCGGTCTCAGCACTCATTTTAGAGCCGCTCGACTGAATAGCCACAATAGCCTCTTGCAAACCTTTGCGCAGCTTCTCTATGTCTGCACCTATAACAATGTTTAACGACCTTGCCATTACCTAGTATAATTAATTATAAAGTCCTGAGAAACTTGGTAAACTCCAGCAAAGCCCGCTTCATCGTCGGTTAACTGTACCTCGCTGTCTAGTTCTATTGTTTGACATTTAACGCCGTTAAAAGTTGCTGGCAATGTAGCAGCCTCAAACGCTGCCCTTACTTGCTCAGCGACCGCCGTAGCGCTTGCGAATGTAGTGCCAAAAGAATTAACCTGCACCCGTGCAAAGTCTGTACGGCTGTGGCTAGTATTCGTGGGGCTGGTAATTATGCTAACAAGGTTGTAACTTATTGCAGGAAAAGCAGACTCTTGCGGAATGCGCAAGGGGTTTAAGCGTGTACTAACAAGAGCAGTAAGCCCCGCGTAGTTGCTAAGAATGTTATAGGCTATTTTTATAGGGGCGCTCATGCTTTGGCGTCTGGGGTTAACTTGTCAAAGACATGCGAATATAACTTAACTGCCTCCTCTATACTAATATAGTCGCGCTCCTCCCATGGAAAAGTTAACAAGCGTTTTGGCTCTATTGGTTTTTTTAAGTGTGGTGCCATAGAAGTAGCAACCGCCCAGCGCATAAGTTCCCACTGGTTCCTATACTCTTGAGTCTGCGCGGACCGCATGCCCTCAAGTTTTAAGCGCCAAAAATGGGGCGTGCATTTCCAAAACTCGGCCTCACTTAGTCCAAGTTCTCCATAACTGATGCGCTCAATTTTGCGCCAAGTAAGCGGGGCGCTGTCGCCCTTGGCTGTTACTTTCCCTCTGGCTCGTCGCTAGAAAAGAAGTCAGTAACCGCAGCAGTAAACGCGTCAAGTGCAGGGGTTAACTCGGAAAACTTCCGAATAGCTGCGCCTAATTTGTCAACTGTTTTAAACGGTGTTTTTTCGCCCTTGGCTTCGTAGCCTTCAACAATGCCGTAAAATGCGCAGGCTAGTGCAAAGTCCATAGACTTGGCTAAATCCTTTTGCATGTTTAAGTCTGCAAAGTTTTCCATGCCAGCCAACTGCATTACATTTTTAAGGCTATTCATGTTAAACAAAAGGGGATGACTAGCACCCCCTATTTTAATTTCTGTGCTCATGGCACAAATATAGTAAAACAATTATTAAACTGAGCCAACGGTCAATGCGCCAGTACCTTGCAAGGTTCCAGTGAAAGTTGCTTTGTCATTGTTAGGAGCGCTCAAAGACAAGCTGCTAAAGAATGCTGAGCCAGTCATTTTTTGGTCGCCGCTGCTGTTGGTAGTCATTACAACAGTTACAGAAGTACCCGCTAACAAGTCGGCTAGGATGTCTTTAAAAGATTGGCCTTGCGTGCTTACGCTTGCGTCCTCTTCAAAAATTCCCTCTACATTTAAAGTGTAGCCGTACTCGCCAGCAATAAATTCTTTAGCGCCTGCGCTGTCTTTGTTAGTAACATCAATCATGTCTTTTGAGATGTCGATGCTGTGAGAAGTCGCGTTAGCGATTTTAGTTAATGTGCCTGCTACATCCTTATAGATGCTAATAAGCGTGCCGTTTACTAATCCAGTAGTTGCCATGGTTATTTATATATTAAGTTATTTTTCTTTGCTAAGTCGCGTAGTATTTTGTCTACGCCTTTAATAATTCCCTCAGTTACTTTGTTTTTATTTTGGTCTAGGGCTGGGCGCATAAATGGGCGAGGCGCTAGGCTCCCAGTATAGCGTCCGTTAGACTGGATGCGGGGAGCTGTGCCGTACTCCCACATTACACCCAAATAGTGATTATAGTAATTACTATTTAAACCTATTAACACTTTTTCCCTATTTTGTTTGTCTAGTTTTGTAATGAACATAATAGACTCCGCCATATTACCAGTGTCTTTAGGTGCTAAATTCTGGGCTGTGTCAATAATACATTGAGACTCTTTTTTTATAACATCTTGTAACTGTTTGCTTTTAACATCCACGCCAATGGCTTCTAGTGCAGCTATTACTTCTGCAAGCCCATCCATTTTAGTTTCGCGTTTGTTTGCCATTACAGTGTAACTTCGGTTTGTAGTTTCAAATATAGGTTGCGCTGTAAATTTGCTATGTTAACAATGTTATGAGCTATGCCGTCCTCTACCACTCTATGCTTAACGCTCACGCTGGTATTATACCGAATAGTATAATTTACTATTTGCTTATGCTCTCTGCGGTCGGCGTTTACATTCTCATTACCAGACTGCGCCTCTACGCGCTCAGCCCATGCGGTAGCGTATTCGGTCCAAGTCTGCAACTTCTCCCCAGTGTTCGTGTCTATTGTCTCGGTGTAACTTTGTAGGCTCACCAGTACATCCATAGCCCCTGCATTCATTATACTAAAATTTGTATTTTATAAGGGTCCAACAAATAATGAAAGCCAAACTCTAGCGGGCTTTGAATAGTACCAGTTACAATAGCCTGCCTATTGTCATAATACTGAGCAATTAACAAAAGTGCAGCGTGCTTTATTGTCATTGGGAAAATAGTGTCTGGCTCTACGCTAGAAGTTCCAACTGGGTTAAAGCCCTCTGTGAGTTCTACTATGTATTTAATCCCGTCGTCTGTTACCAATGTCGGCGCTGTTTCTATAAAGATGTTACGGCTATATAAGCCCATTGGCTCAGGGCTACTAATCCAATCTGCTGAGTCGTAGGCTGTAATTGCGTTGCTGTCACTAATATAGAATACATTTGTTACAGACAAGCAGCGCGTGTTTAAACGCAAGTAGTTGCCGCTGGGTATATTGGTCCCGTTAAGCGGGTTAACTAGCGCAGGCTGCCCCGTAAATCCGTCGAAGCCATAGCGTGCCGTAGCCTTACGAATAGAGTAGCCAAGGTAATTACTGCAAGCCTCCACGGCCATAGCAATAAGCCCGCCTATGTAGGAGTCGTCTGCGCTGCTTGTTACGCGCAGGTGCTGCTTAGTTTCTGCTAGTGTAATGTAGTCAGTAGCGGCGTTAGCGTAGGCGGTATAGTGGCGTGCAATAAACATTTTTTATTCGGCGTCTAGTTCGGTTTCTGGGTTCACTGTCTTAGCCTTTTTTACTGGCTTGCTAGGTGAAGTAAGCGCTGGAATTTCAATAGCTACGCCTGCCTCGATTAAAAGCATGGCTTGCTTGGTTTCCATAATTACCTCCTCGCCCGCGTTGTAGGAGAGGTTAAACTGCCCAGAAGGGTTAGCAATAAATTTAATTTTCATATTAGCCCAAGGGTGGCGCAGTCAAGGCCACCCTTAGCACTCGGTCTTTAATGACTCCGAGCAGTCAAGTTATTAGGCTACAATGTCCTTACAAACTGCGAAGGCAGTAGGCTGCAACAAGTTACAATCCAAGTAAGCGTTAAGCACTACATTGGTTAAGCCAGCAGTAGCGCCGCTATAAGGGTCTACTGTCAACTCCATACCACCCCAAGAGGCGATAGCCATTTTAGAGAAGTCTCCAAAAATCATAGCAGACAATGTGCTGCTCGAACCTTTAGACAAGTTAGAAGGCACCAAGGTAGAAGTAGAAACTGGGTAGCCGTTCAAGTCGAAGCCACCAGCAGGCCAAATAAAGTTACCTTCAACACCAGAAGACTGGCGAGGAATAGTCTGCAAAGCAGCTTTAACTTTAGGGTTAGTCAAGTAAGCAACACCCTCACCGTTAGCGTTTTCTACGGCTTTCATCAAGTTAACAACATCGGCCCAAACTGGAGCAATACCGTTAGCGTTGGTAGCGTTAGAAGTCGCGCCGCCTGCAAAAGTTACATTTACATTGGCGTTGGCAATAATACCAGTAGGCTCGTTAGAACCACCGCCCTTAATAGCAGCAGTTTCCAAAGACTGAGCCATAGCGTTAAGGAGCCAGTTTCTTACATAAGCGTCAATGCTGTTAGAAGACTGAAGCATCAACTGGTTAGAAACTTGAATGTAAGCGGCCAAACGCTTAGGGCTAAATGTGATTTTAGAGAAGGCAGGGCTCTTTTCAGTAGCAGAACCGTTCTCAGTATTCCATCCAGCAGAAGGCACAGTGCTAGCAGTTGGCATGTCCAAGTTACCTACCAAGCCAGACAACTGCTGCACACCCAAACCGCGCAAAACAGTTTTAGGCAACAATACATCAATAATAGAACCTACTGAGGTTTGAACATTCACGCCACCCTCAGAACCAGCAGAACCGCCAGTTACAGACATGTCGCGTTTGAAAACTTCGCTAGGCACTTTCATAGAGTGAGCAGAAACAGAAACACCAGAACGCTGGAACTCAGCAGCAGCCATAGAGTTGAACTCAGCCTCTACACCTTCGCGACGGCCAGTAATAGCCATTTCCATAGCACGCTTAAAGCTGTACTGTTCTTTCATGTTTTCCTTTTCCTTCTCTTCGCTACGGCTAGCAGAGTGGCCAGCAGCCTGAGCGGCCAAGTTTTGCAACTTTTCCAAGGTTTCTACCTCAGCCTTAATCGCACCCAAGCGGGCTTCGATTTCGGTCAAGCGGTTGGTTTCACTGTCAGCCATAGAGCGGGCTTCCTTCTCGATGGTGGTTTGCAAGGTAGACAACTCGCCGAGCAAGCGTCCACGCTCTTCTTTCAATGCTTTAATTTTATTCATGGTTTTTTTGTTTTTGTTTTATAAATTTTCGTAACGCAACAGCGCAAGTTTTAAAATGTCGGCTGCCGCTTGGCTTTGCTTGGCGCTTTCTATTTCGCGCTCTTCGTCTCTCATTGCTACAATGCTGCGGGCGTCGGCCTCAGTGTCAGCGTAAGCGGGGTAAGTAACTGGGCTAACATCGTAGAGGTCCTCTATAACAGTAATAGTTCTTTTGCCCATTGTGCCGTATTTTGTAGAGTCGCTCCACTTCTGCTCCTTAATGGTAAAAGCAAAACTGCTCTGCGTAATGTCGCCGCGCATAATGCTTCTAACTACTGACATGTGAGTAGGGTTCTCGTAGTCTGGCACCCATGTATACTCTAGGTTTCCTTCACCATTTACAAACACATTACAAGTGCCTGACAAAGTACGGCCTAGAATTAACTCGGCTTCATGGTTAAACAAACAGCGGATGTCGTATTCTTTGCTTAAGGCATAGTCAAACGCGCCGCGCTCTATAACCTCCTCAAAGTAACCGAGGTCAGTAACTGAGTTAATAACAGCAGCAATGCCGCCAATTTCTTTAGGCATGTTTTCGCCTTCGCTTCGTGCTATGACGGTGCCAGTAAATGTTCTGCGCTCTTGTTTCATTATATTACCTCGGTGTTATTAACTCCGTCTGGGTTATTGTTTTTGTCTGCGGTACTCATAAGCTGCGCTATTTTCGCATCCATGTAAGCGTTAATCTGGCTGCTTGGCATTAGGTTGCTTTCAATTAAATACTCGTCGCCGCCGTCGAAGCCGTTAGCGTCCTCAAACATGCGGGCTTCGTTTCTAGAGAGCCAGCCGCCGCGAATGCCTTTATTATAATAGTCTGCGCGCTCATTGGCGGAGGCCCTCAAAAGTGAATTAAAGTTAAATTTAAAATAGTAAGTTAACTTGTCGCTTTCGGTCAGCAACTTGCGGGCTAGTTCCTGCTCTATGTTAATAGCATAACTTGCCAAGGTGCGAGCGTAGAAGTCTTGGTACTCTTGCTCCACGCTAGACTTAATGCCGCCCGCTGCCCCAATCATGGAGGCAGGCACGCCAAAAATACGGGCTATTTCCTCTGCGCTAAATTTGCGAGTCTCTAAGTATTGAGCCTCCTCTGGGCTTAGGCTCAGCTTCTCCATTTTAATGCCGTTAGGCAAAACAGTAGAACGGCTGGCCCCGTCTATAACATCGTCTAGACTTTTCTTTAAAGGCACTGCCTGCTCTGGCTTTATTTGCGCGTCGCTTGTTAGCAAAAACTTAAGCACTCCGTTTTTATAAACGCCAGCGCTTTGGCTAATTGCTGCCAAGTCAATACCCAAAGTTTCAGCATGCACGACAATAGGCGACAAACCTACTAGCGGGTCGTCACCGCAAAGCCCTTTAAAATGCAGCATGTCGGTAGCAGGCACAATAGAAGGGAAGCCCTTAAGGTTTATTTTGTAAAATAGTTGACCGTCCTGCATTACTGGTGTAACATAGTCAGGGGCAATAGGGTGCAACTCTACGCCAATAAAACGAGCGTCGCGATTAATAAAAGCGTAAGCATTACCCTTAAGCGCCAAGTGGCTTACCATGTACTTAGTAAAGTCGTATTTTGTTTGGTAAGGGTTAGGCTCGTTAATTAATGCAGTGCTGTAATGTATTACAATTTGGTCGCGGTTAATGCCGTCGTCTTTGTATAGTTTCAAAGTGAGGCCTGCTATACCGTCTGCAATTACTCTAACGCAAGCATGCACCGAGGCAATGCTTAACGCCGTGCGGTCGTTTACCGCTTGGCCGCTTTTAGTCTGGTAGCCAAAAACATTGTTTAAGGTATTAATAAACCAGTCAGCAGGCTGAGACAAGCCAGAGCGCTTTTCTTTTCGGGGCTGCCAAAACTTTAAATTCATTGGGCGCAAATTACAACCGCGTTAAATTTTTTGCGTTAACATTTGTTACGGCCTTGCGCAAGCCAGCGAGAAAGTGCCGCCCTAAAAACATCATAAGACTTGTAACGCTTTACACCAAACTTGCCTAAATACTTTTGCTCTGTGGCGTTGTAGGCGTCCTCGTATGTCTTGTACTTAGGCAGGTTGTTATAGTATTCCTGCATGTAGTCGTCTAAAAATTTCATATGCTTAAAAACCAAAATTCGCTGTTTTGCTCTTTGGCTGCGTCCTGCATGCAAGTGCCCAAGGCCATAACTATACTCACTGGCCCGTCGACTTTGTCGCCGCTCTTGGCCTTATTTATTTTAATGTTACCCGCTGGGTCCTGAGTTAACAATATATTGCCCATCATCCAGCGCGTCACTGGGTTGCCAGCGTGCCTTAGCATTTTGTCTTTAACAAGTCGCTCTAGTTCTTTAGTCGGTGCCGACATACTAACAAAGCCCTGCCCAAAAGGAAACATTTGTAAACCTTCGTTTTGTAACTCAATAACTAACTGAGAAGCGTTAAAGCGGTCGAAGGCTATGTCCTTAATGTCGTAGCGCTGTGCTAGTTCTATAACGCGAGCCTTAATAAAAGCGTAGTCCGTTACATTGCCTTCCGTTAATTCTATAAAGCCGTCGGCTGCCCATTGGCGAATAGAAGCGCCCGCAGCGTCCTTACGCTTAAAGGCGGTTTCACTCGGTAGCCAGTACCAAGTTCTCACAGCGTGCAGGCTTGGGAAGTATAACGAGAATGCGCAAAAGTCGCCCGTGCTTGCCAAGTCTAAGCCACCATAACAAACCTCGCCCTCTAGCTCGTCGTCGCCGTCGCATAGTTTCCAAAGGCTGTCACTAATCCAAGTCTGTGCCGTGTCGGTCCAAACATTTAACAGCTTAGTTTTAAACTCTACCTCCTTATGCACAAATTCTTTAGCCTCGGTTAACGCCTGCTCTAATTGCCTAGGGTATACGCTTATGCCCCAGTTAGGGTTAGCCTTTGCCCACACTGCTGGGTCGGTCCAGTCGTCGCCTTCGTCTAATGTATAAATAACACTAAACAGCGCGTCGTCCTTTATAGCCCCGTTTAAAACATTTGCACAATACTGCCGATGCTTATAGCAGGGTGCCTCACGATTAAAGCCCGCTGTTGTAATTGTAAAAAGCAAAGGCTGCCGCCTTGCACCCATAGAGTTACGAATTACATTATACAGCTCGTCGTTAGGGTGCGCGTGGTATTCGTCAATGCAAGCAAAGTGTGTATTAAGTCCGTCCTGCTTGTTTGGGTTCCACTCAAGTGGCTTATATAAACTTTGGCCGTAAACTATGCGGCGGTTATTAACAGAGTTGTTAACAGTTAACTCCTCATTCAGCCATGGCAAGTTCTGGCACACTCGCACCGACTCCCCGAATACCATCATAGCTTGGTCCAACTTTGTAGCCGCGCTGTAAACCTGCGCCGCTGGCTCGTCGTCTGCAATAAGCCCGTAAAGCATAACAGCGCTGGAAAAAGTAGACTTGCCATTTTTACGCGGCACCTCTACATAAGCGCGAGTAAAGCGACGGCTGCCGTCCTCGTTTAAAAATCCAAAAAGGTTATAAACTATAAACGCCTGCCAAGGCTCTAGCGTAAAGTTACGGCCCGCGTAGTCACCAGTAGTATGCACTAACTGCTCTATAAAGTCTAGGGCGTGCTGTGCTAGTTCGTCATTAAAGCGCCACCCGTTTGCACGGTCCTGCTCATAACGAGCCACTGCGTTCTTAACATGAGCGCAGGCAGCAACTTCGCCGCTGTTTATTTTTGCTATATAGTCGTTTACAATTTGCACCGCCTAAAATATGCCAAGCACTCAAACGCTAGTTTTTCGTTTCGGTATGTAAACACTTGCCCGATGTCCTCGGCTTGCTGTCCTTGCTTATTGCAGGGCACGCCGTTAATGCAAACTACAAATTGCTGGCCCAATGGCTGCACTGTGTAAACTTGCTCGGCTTGCATTTTTACTGTGGTTGTCTCAAAGGCTTTAGTGCTTACTGCCTTTGTAATTACTTTTTTGCTCATGCTGTCTTTGGTTTTTTAAGTAGTTCTAATTTACTTACTGGCTTAGATGGTAAATTAATTTTACCTCTAGCGCTTGCAGTAATACCAAGCATTTGCCCAATGCGTAGCGCTTCGCTATGCGCTGACATTGCAGCTTTAAAACTTGGATTTATTATTTTTTCGCCGTAGCGGTTTGTAATTACTGGGCCGTCTTTAGCGACTTCTTTATAAAGGTCCATATACAAACCCATATTTTGACAATAGGCAGCCACGGCCTCCTTGTCAACTTTGCCAAAACACTGCATTCGCATAAGTTCAGGCGCTACCTTAAGCCAGATTTTTAAAGCCTCACCAGTAAAATACAAAGGCGCGTCTAAATCTTGTTCTGGTTCGGTTGTTGGTTCGTTTAAAAGGCGCGATTTTTCCAGCGTGCCCTTAGCTATTTTTAAAGCGGTGGGAATTTTCGGTCTTGCCATTGTTCAAAATTATATATTTATTTTTGTTTTATAACGCATTATTTTTTTATGAGCTAGTGCAGTATATGTTTAATTTTTTAAAGTGTCTTAAAACGCTTGTAAATGGCCTTAAAACTCAAAATAGCCTGTTTTGCGCGTGTGTGCTTCAAAAAGGAACCTGCGGTTTTGCGTGCCTCTGTGTAAGATTTTACACCCCGTACGGGTCGGAATGCCGCTCCTTTGCAGACTTTGAGGCATGGCATGAATTACACAATGGCTGTAAGTTTTCATGGTCCCAGAAGTTACCGCCTAGTCTCACTGGTTTTATGTGGTCAACCATTTGCGCTAGGGTTATAAGTCCGACCTCTTCGCAGGCTTTGCATAGTGGCGAGTGTTGAAGTATTAAAGCCCTGACATTACGCCATTGTTGGGTATTATAACGCGGCTCTTTATAGCCTCCTTTGGTGTATTCTTTGCGGGCTTGTTTGCCGCGCTTAGACTGGTTAATACTAGGCATTGGTGTTCTCCTTGTATAGTGTTAGTTGCCCCTCGAATGTGGTCGGAATTGTAACGCATTCGCCGTTCCTATTCTTGCCTATGATTAACTCAGCCTCTTCTATTACTGGCTTCTCCTCTTGGTAATATGCTGGGCGAAAAGGAAATAGCACAGAGTCAGCGTCTTGCTCTATTGCCCCTGACTCTCTTAGGTCGCTAAGCAGTGGGCGCTTGTCTTGGCGTGACTCACTGGCTCTACTTAACTGCGCTAGGATTATAACGGTAATGCTTAACTCCTTAGCCAATAGCTTTAGGTTTCTGCTAATCTCGGCCACCTCCTGCTCTCTGTTTTGCTTAGTTCCTTTCACTAATTGTATGTAGTCAATTACCAGTAAGTCTAGCCCGTGCTTGCCTTTGTGCAGTTTAACTTTGGCCTTTATGTCTGCTATACTTGTCTCGGCGTCGTCGTCAATGTAAAAGTTAATTGTTTGGCTGTTGGCTATGTTACAAAGTTTGTCAATGTCATTCTCTTTAAGCGCTCCGTTACGCACTTTGTAGTTTGGTATATTGCCAATAAGCGAAAGGTAACGCTTTGCTAGTTGCTCGTTACTCATCTCTAGGCTTAAGAATAACGCCTTGCCCCCAGTTGCTGCAAAGTCTTTGGTAAGGCTTAACGCTAGGGCTGTTTTGCCCATTGCAGGGCGTCCTGCTATTACGATTAAGTCGCCACCATTGTAGCCTCCTAGGTATTTGTCTAAGAATAGCCAGCCAGTAGGCTTACCAGTCAGGCGTTGCCCTTTCTGTATGTTTTCTACTATTTTGTCTACTACTTTATTGGTCTCGTTTACTATGCTGTTAGGAGCCTTAGCGCTGCTAAATTGTGTGCTGTCGAGTAGCTGCTGTACTTCCTGCATTAGTCCGTTAAGGTCTTTGGTTAAATTTAGGTTGCCGAGGCGGTCTATAAATTGAGTATGTAGGTAATTATACTCTAATTCTCGCAAATAAGGGCTAATAGACGACTTGTAAGCAACTTTCTGCTGTATAGTAAGGGTTTCTATTAACTCAGCACCTTTTAACGCCTTAGAGAGCCTTATTATTTCAAAAGGCGTTCCATCTAAGTAAAGGGCGGTCATAACATTTATTAATTTTTGGTGTAAAGGCTTCTTAAACCACTGGGGTTTTACCTTAGGTAATTGGTGGTGAAACTCAGGGTAAAAGAGTAACTGGCTAATTATGTGCGTTTCGGTGTCCATTAGTTGTAAATTAGTTTTAACGAGTGTGCCTTTCTAAACGCTGCCTGCTTGGTAGGGTGCTGACTGTGTAGCTTCTGCTTTAGGTATACCCTCCAGACTTCTTTTGCGTTTACTATGGCCTTTACTATTCTTATTTCGTGGTTAATGTCTATGCTATTCGTCATTTAAAGAGGCTTTAACGGGTTTAACTGTGGTTTGTGGCGGCGTTACTGGCTTTAACTTGTACGGCAATTCGTCATTAAAGCGCTTTTGGTTTAAAAAGGTTGTAAAATGGGGTAAAAATTCTATTTTGTCGGCCTGCTCATGGTTTTGTATGAATTTTGGAATAAAGGCGCGTAAATGGTCCTTTTCAGCGTCTTTTAACTTAGCCCATGCAGTCTGTGCAGTTTTTTTAACTCCTTTTCTAGTGTATAAAACCCAAGCCTCGTCAAACGACAATATACTTTTATTATTTATGTTTTTAGTATTATTATTATAGTTATTGCAATCCTGAGGGGAGGGTGGTGTCAATTCTGTTATGACCCCTCCTCTCAATTCTGTTACCACCCCCCCGTCTAATCCGATGTGAGGGTAAATGCGACGACTGAGTACCTCAAGTTTTTCGTTTCTTAACAATTCCCTGCGTATAAATCCAGCAGCCTCTAAATAGGCTAACTCTCGCTGTACAGTTATAGGAGTCATATTTAAAATAGACGAAATGGTTTTATTTGTCGGGTAAGCATAACCGCTCTTTTTTGCCATGCCTATAATCATGCCCATAATTACGGCCTGCCTTGGCGTTAAAATTTCTAGTAATTTAGTCGGGAATAATACAAACATTCCCAGTTCGTCGGTTTCTTTCATTGCATAAAAAAGCCCCGCCAAGTTAGCGCAGTAGGAGTGCGGCTAACCCAACAGGGCAAAAGTCGTTTAACATTAGGAGTCTCCTACTCTCCAGTTAACGCTACAAATATAGCAAAGTTTTTAACTTACCAAAGTCTTGGCCATAAGTTGCCCATGGTAAAACTCGAAGCCCTTATTAAACCAGTTTTGATGTTCTCGCTTTTCAGCGTCTAGGCATTCGTTTTTTAGTCTAACTACGGCACTTACTAGGCCCTCGTCTGTTAATTCTTTACGGCCGTAAGCCATAAGCAACTCTAGCACCTTAAAGGCGTAGGTTTCCACTGGTGTTAATTGTTCTGTATTCATGTTTTAATTTTTAGTCTAAATTTAGTTTGTTTTGGTTCAAAATTCTGTGCAGTTCGTTCCTCGTTTCACTTAGCGCCTTGTAAACCTCCTCTGGCATGGTGTCGGGCGCGTATTTTGTTTTAGTCCTGAGGTATTGGTCCACTTCCCACATTGAATGCGCCCACCTCCATCCGTCGCAAGCGTAAGTAAATGCCTCCTCGTCGTCTGGTAGGTTGTATTCTAAAACAGCTCTCATTCTTTTAACGCATAAGTTACTTGGATGTCGTTAGCCTTCTCGCCTAGTATTGTCTGTTTAAAAGCCTTGCGCATTTCTTTTACCCAGTTTGCCTGAGGGCTGCCTATTTGTGCAACAAACTGCTGCACCTCGGGGCGCTGAAAACTGCGGTCTGTGTGTTCTATTTCTATTGTGATTATAAATGTCTTCATTGCTCACCTCCTCCGTAGGTTTCGTTGTAGTATTGTTCACCAGTTATTGGTAATGTACTTTCAGGATAATCAATTCCATGAACTGTTCCTTTGTT